CTGTACCGTAACTTTCTGTTGCCTGTTACTAAGTTTTTTAAAAAACAAAACAAGCTGCTTGACACCCAAATAAACACCTAGTATAAAGCTATAAATACCGGGGTTATCCGGTGTATCTGACAGTCCCGGCTGACGACATGCAGACAGATACGCCCTCACTTGCATGTAAGGAAAAATCATGGCTCAAACCACATTCTCCGGCCCAGTTACGTCTAATGCTGGTTTTAATTCGGACGAAACCGTAACGACTGCTGACTACACATCAGGCAGTTACAACCTCACCGATTTCACTGTACGCCCTGCGTCAACGTGGACAGGCACAGTAGCGGCATTGGTTGGCGCGGCTAATTCCCGCACTGCGGGAGTCTCTGGCGGCACAATCATTGGCTGCTATACCCAGACTTCAATGGGAGCGTCAGCCACCACTGTAATTACAGGTCTTAATACTGCTTTGATGGGTGTTGTAGACATGGGCGCAAGCACAAACACAGGCGCTACTTACGGTTCAGTTTTTGACTTTACCTCGTTCTCTGGTTCACGAGGTGTGCGGCCCACAGCCTTTATTGGTTTTGGAGATGACGCACAAAACAGCAAAGGCGTGTTGAACTTGTTTGACGTTGGCCGTAGTACTTCTACCGTTAGCTCGGGGGCAAGCGGTAACGTATTGTTTTGCACTGCTCCTTGTGGCGCTACTACAGGTTCTTTACGTGTTCTTGTCAACGGCGCTATTCGTTACATTCCTCTAGCTACTAGCCAAGTATGATTGAGCTAGACCTTAAAGAGCGCCTTGAGGTGTTAGCGGCCCAGAGGCGGCAAGGGGAAGCCAATTTAAATGCTATCGCTGGGGCCATGCAGGAATGTCAATATTGGCTGCAAAAGATAGCAGACAAACGGGAGCAACAACATGACGATGCAAATTAATGTCCTAGCCAGTGCGGGGTGCTTTGATTTTCTTTCCTGCCACCTAATTAGGAGTTCGCCATGGCATACATGAGCGATTTACAGAGCACATACCGCACGACGGATGGGGCCATTTTTACTGGCCGCACCCGTATTAAGGCGATATATGTCTCTCCTGACACTACAACAGGTTCGGTATCCATTACCGACGGCAGTGGCGGCACGGTTCTTTACAGAATAGACGTTCCTTTGGGAAGTAGCGCAATTTATATGTCTCTCCCCGAGGACGGTATTTTGTTTAAAAGCGGGGCCTACGCGGACCTTACAACTGTTATTTCTGCCACATTCTTTTGGGCATAAGGGGATAAAAATGATGATGAAAATGAACAAAAAGCGTAAAAAGTCGAGCATGTCGATGGATAAAGGCATGAAAATGGTCAAATCTACCAAAAAAGGTATGGCTGGCGACGATATGTTGAGTATGGACACCATTCCTATGATGAAAAGCAAAGGTGGCCCTATTAATCAACATAAAAGAATGGCCATGGGCATGCCTGTAGCTACAGGTAAGAACATGGGCGGTGTAATGGGCTACGAGCACGGGGGCAGTGTCACTGGTCGCGGCTATGGCGCAGCCCGTACGCAGAAAACCAAGATCTGCTAATCATGCCACGCAAGAAAGAAGTCCCCATCAAAACCTCTGTTAAGTCGGGTAATTTTCGCCCGACAAAGGCAGGGGCGGGGATGACTGAAAAAGGCGTAAAAGCGTATCGGAAAGCAAATCCGGGAAGCAAATTGAGTACTGCAGTGACAGAGGATAAGCCTTCTGATGCCCGCGCTGCGCGTAGGAAGTCTTATTGCGCACGTAGTGAGGGCCAGATGGATAAGTTCCCTAAGGCGGCAGCAGACCCAAATAGCCGGTTACGACAGGCCCGTAAAAGATGGAAGTGCTGACATGGAAATGGTACTGTGGAATGTACTTCTCTCTTTTTTGCTGGCCATTGTTGGTTGGATAATTCGAGAAAAGTCCGAGGAATTACATCGTATTCAGATCTTATTGAATAAGACTCGGGAAGAAGTAGCAAAAGAATACCTTACGCGCGCAGAAGTGCATGCGGACATTGCTCGAGTGTTAGACCGATTAGACCGATTAGACGTAAAGATAGACCGTTTAATGGAGCATAGGAATGCCAACTAAATGACTACTTCCGGTGTTGCTACATTTAACCTTGAGTTCGATGACCTGATCAACGAGGCGTATGAGCGTTGTGGGTTGGAGACAAGAGAGGGTTTTGACATGCGCACCGCGCGTGTATCGCTAAATCTATTGTTTGCAGAGTGGGCCAACCGTGGATTGAACCTTTGGACGATTGAGCAGCGGTCGGTGACAATGGTATCTGGGCAAGCTGAATATACGCTACCTTCTGATACTGTGAATGTCTTATCCGCGGTTATCCGTACTGGATCAGGTCAAACGCAACAAGATGTCACGATAGATCGTATTAGTCAGAACGAGTACTTACATCTTCCTGATAAGAATACGATGTCTCGTCCTTCCCAATTCTATGTCCAACGAACAATTTCGCCTAAATTGTTTGTTTATCCTGCGCCTGATAGCGCAGAATCTTACATATTTCGGTACTATGGCGTGAGGCGTATTGAGGATACGGGGGGCTTCACCAATACGGCCGACATTGTCTTTCGCTTTTTGCCTTGCTTGGTAGCCGGTCTTGCTTACTATTTAGCAATGAAAAAGTCTCCTGATCGCATTGTTTTGTTGAAGCAGATTTATGATGAAGAATTTACGCGTGCCGCACAAGAGGATCGTGACATTGCAAGCGTATACCTAACACCGGATTTTAGTTTGTAAAATGTCATACACAACGGGTAAATATGCGCTTGGAATATGCGACCAGTGTGGTCAGCAGTTCATGCTCAATGATTTAAAAAAGGAATGGACGGGATTTAAGGTATGTCAGGAATGCTATGAGCCAAAGCACCCTCAGTTAAATACGCAACGAGCAATTAATGAGCCTATCGCACTCCTGCAACCTAGGCCTGATGGAATACAAACAGTTAGGGTATCGCTTATTTACGGTGGCGATTCTACTTTTTCTAGTGTAGGTATGCAGCCTGCTCCTGTAGCGCGCCCTTTGACAGCGGCTGGAGTACTTGGAACGGTTACGGTGACGATCACATGAACTATGCAGAGCTTACTGCCGCGATACAAGACTATGTGCAAAGTGAGTTTACTGGCACAGAGTTAGCTACGTTCGTCCAACAAGCCGAACAGCGCATCTACAATAATGTCCAGTTTGCTTACCTGAGAAAAAATGTCACAGGTGTGCTTACTAGCGGAAATAAGTACCTTTCCGCTCCTCTTGATTTTCTTTCTACCTATTCCTTGGCGGTAATTGATGATGATGGGGACTACAATTATTTATTAAACAAAGATGTGAACTACGTCCGACAGGTATACCCATCAGGGACCTATGAGGCCATCCCAAAATATTACGCTATATTTGGCCCTACTATAGTGAGTAGCGCGTTAACCAACGATTTGAGTTTTATCGTAGGTCCTACACCCGATCAATCCTATGATGTAGAACTACATTATTATTTTTATCCAGAATCAATTGTTACTGCTGGCACAACGTGGCTTGGTGACAACTTTGATTCAGCGCTTTTATATGGCGCTTTAGTGGAGGCCTATACCTTCATGAAGGGCGAGCAGGATATGATGGTTCTGTACGATACAAAATACAAGGAAGCATTAGCATTGCTGAAGAATTTGGGTGATGGTAAGCAGCGTGGCGATGCCTATCGCGATGGCCAACTTAAACTACCGGTTAGTTGATTATGGCTATTACGCAAACATGGACAACTAGCTTTAAGTACCAGATCCTGTTGGGTGAGCATGATCTGGATACGGACGTATTAAAAATAGCTCTTTATACAAGTTCTTCCTCATTGGGGGCGAATACCACGGTGTATACAACAACAGGGGAAACCTCAGGTACGGGCTACACTGCAGGCGGCGTTGTTTTGACTAATGTCACAGTAAGTTCTGGGAATGGCATTGCCTATGTAGGGTTTGATAATCCAACATGGTCTGGGACATCCTTTACCACACTTGGCGCGTTGATTTACAACTATACCAAGAGTAATAAATCAATTGCGGTATTGGATTTTGGCCGAAGCCAAACCACAACAAACGAAAACTTTGTTTTGCAAATGCCTGCTAATAATCCAACTTTTGCTTTAATTCGACTTGTTTGATTATTTAAAAATAGGGGATTTCAATGGGATTAGTTACCACGACCAAAGGTGAAATGGATGCCTCCTTGCTGGAGAAGCGCGAGGGTAATGTCGATAACGATAATGAATACACTACGTGGGTAGAGTATTGGCTAGATGGCGAACTGGTACATCGTTCTGCCCATGTTCAACTAAAAAAAGCGGTGGGGCTAAAAGTCGAAGCCGCATCTTTTACATGAACTTCCTTACCGAGTTGAAGAAAGTGTGCCCCTGCTGTAAGCAGGAGAAAGACATGCTTTCTTTTTCAATTCGACAAACCGGCCCCCGCACTGGGCAACCGGTGGGGTATTGTAAGACATGCAACGTGGAAATTCAGAGGTCGAGAAAACAGCGTGACCCCAGCATCTATCGGCGTATTGAGTGGCCGTCCAAGTTAAAGCGTCTGTATGGCATCACCGTAGACGACTACTACAAGATGTTGGAAAATCAAGGCGGTGGGTGCGCTGTTTGTGGAACCCGCGTACCAAGTCAGCGCAAGCGAAAGTACGTGGACATAGAGATGTTTTTCGTTGACCATTGCCATTCAACTGGTAAAGTCCGAGGACTGCTTTGCAGCAGATGCAATCGGGGCATCGGGTATTTTGATGACAATCCTAGTCGGTTAGAGATGGCCGCTGCTTATTTAAAGGAGTAATAAAGTGAGTAATACACAAAGCATGTGCACCTCGTTTATGAGCCAGCTTATGTTGGGGGAGCATCAACTTGGTACGGCAACGCTTACTTCGCGTACCAGTTTAACTGCACCAACTACCGACACGCTTAAAGCTGCTTTGTATCTAGCCTCTGCTACGGTAGACGCAAGCACCACAGCATACAGTGCTAGTAATGAAGTGTCTGGTACAGGCTATGCTGCGGGGGGCGTAACAGTAACTAATGCAACTACGCCAACTTCTACTAACGCATCGGCAACAGCGGGCGTGGCGTTTTTTACGCCTTCGGCCAGTATTACGTACACGACAGTAACTTTGGCTACTGCGTTTGACGCGGTGTTGTTGTATAACTCTACGCAATCCAACAAGGCAATTAGCGTTCATACGTTCGGTTCGCAGACTATTACAGCGGGTACGTTTACGTTGACAATGCCGTCGAATACAACGACAACTGCACTGATCCGTCTGGCTACCACCTAATAGGAATAGCGGGGTAACTCGCTGGAGCAGCTATGTCTTTTGGAATATTTGCATTTTCTGAAGCTGCTTTTGCTGCGTCACCCGCGCCCGCAGATGTGTCGGTGGCCCTTACGGGGGTGCAAGCATCCGGGGCTGTAGGTTCAGTTACAGAAACAAATACAAAAGCCCTTACGGGTGTTGCAGCATCTGGCGCAGTAGATAGTGTCGCAGAAACAAATACAAAAGCCCTTACGGGTGTTGCAGCATCTGGCGCAGTTGGGTCAGTTAATTTTGCTAAAACCGAGGCATTAAGTGGGGTTGAGGCTACCGGGTCAGTAGGCACTGTTGCCGTTGCGGATCGCTCACTAGCATTAACGGGCGTAGGAGCGACAGGCGAGGTAGACTCCGTAGTATTTGTTAAGACCGAAGCACTTACTGGGGTTGAAGCCTCGGGCGAGGTAGGTACTGTTGTTGTTGCGGAGCGGTTATTAGCATTAACGGGTGTTGAGGCGGCAGGAGCAGTAGGTTCTATTGGGGTCCTTGGCATTGAAGCCGGACTGCAAGGTGCTGAAGCCACAGGGGAAGTCGGGTCTGTAGCTCTTGCTGATCGTGAGATTGCTTTAACTGGGGTTGAGGCAGCGGGCGCGGTAGGCGATGTTATTGAAACAAACAGCCCAACTGAAGATGGCGTTGTAGCGACAGGTGCGGTAGGATCAGTAGGGTCTAGCCGCACGGTGGCTATAACAGGGGTACAGGCTAGAGGGCAAGTTGGTACAGTAGATAAAGTCTATTGGTCTGTCATAGATGATAGTCAAACACCCAATTGGGGCCTAGTAGATGCGGAGCAGACTCCAGATTGGCAAGATGTTGAAATGACTGTGTAAGGATAAATTATGGCCGTAACAAATTTTACTCCCCTGCTTGGCCTTGCGTTGCCAACAACCGGCGATTTGTCCGGTACGTGGGGCACGACGGTCAACACCGCAATTACTGACTTACTTGATGATGCTGTAGCAGGTACGGCCACACTTTCGGCAGACGCAGATGTCACGTTAACGACAACAAATGGCGCAGACAATCAAGCGCGTAACGCGGTAATTTTGTGGACCGCCAGTAACGGCGCTACAACCCGAAACA